TTATTCAGCCATGTCATTCAGCGCTACGCCAATAGCTCTGCCAGATTTACTCTCTTCAGGGTATATCCACGCCACCTTCCGCTGCAGGTCAATATGCTGCCACTTCAGATCAACGATGTTTGAGCGGCGCAATCCTGTTGCCAGCGCAAACTCCACGGTAGACTTGAGGGGCTCAGGACACTCATCAATCAGTCGTTTTGCCTCAGCGGGTTCGAGCCACCGCACCCGCTTATTTCTTTCCTGAGGCACTTTGATAACCGGCGACTTCTCGATCCACTTCCATTCACGTTCTGCTGCACGCATCAGCGCCTTCATTAATGCCAGATGCTTTGCTTTGGTTGAGGTTGAAACGGCAGCCGGTTTGTACTCCCCGATATCCAGCTCCTTCTTTGCCATCGACATGGCGCGCTGTTCCCACCGCTCCTTTGCCTTCCGATTGGTCATCCGGCTGACCGCGGCATAAATCTTCGCCTCGCTGATATCCTTCAGCAACACCCCCTCAAAATGCATGAGCCAGAATCCGATCCGGCCCTTATCAGCATCCAGTGATTTCTTGTGCGCCTTTTCTTCCAGCCAGCGCAAGTATGCTTCCTCAAACGTTACGTCAGGGAAATCACCCAGCCGCTCTATTCGCCATAGCTCAGCCTTTCGCCGGTCGTGAAGCTCCTGTGCTTGCTTTCGGTCCTCTGTGCCAAGAGTTTCCTTAATGCGCTTCCCGCCTGACGTCGTGTAACTCCCGTACCAGACGGTACCTCTGCGGAAGATCGACATGATTTATTCTCCTCATGTGCATCTGCCGCACTCACGGCGACAGTGTGCATTGGATTGTTGAGAGCGGCAATACAGGCCTGACGGGTGAGGAGGTAGGGCGACTTTGGTTTGGACGGGTCTATGCGCGTTGCCATCAGGCATCCTGCTTATCTATCCAGAACATGCGAGAACCACAGCACATGGCTGGTTCTGGCAGGCCAACGACTGCAAACGCTTCGCCGATGCTTCTGACGTGTCCGGGCTGACCCGCCGTATTAATGGCGGCACAAACGGGCTGGCAGATCGCATTGCGCGCACACGGATTGCAGAGCAGGTGCTCCTATGACCGGTAAAGCGAGAGTGGCGAGATATCGCCGGTTCATCCCCGTCATCTTCTCGGTAATCATCATCGGGTTCGTTGGCAAGCTTTGGTATGACAATGCCAACCTCACAGATCGCAACAACCGCCTGCGTGAGCAGTTCATCCTGGCGAATGAGCGGAATATGAAGTTTGCTGAGGGCTTATGGCCGATTACGAAGCGACTCGATAGCTTGGCAACAACGCTAGATGAAGAGAGCCGCCGGCGCTCTACTGCCGAGACCCGAGCTAATTCATTGCAGAAAGAAAACGAGTTCCTCCGCTCCAGCAAGCAATGCTCAATAGCAATCGATCCGGGCGCTGTTGATAAAGCTAACAAGGATGGCGGGACGGTGATAATTCAGGCTGCGCCGGAAGGTGAGTAATGAAATGGCTGGGTGATAACTGGAAGGTGCTAGCAACAGCGGCATTGCCTCTGCTCTGTGCTGGTATAGCTAAAACAGCCAGTTACTATCACGGCAAGTTTGTTTCTGCGGACAGCCTGGCAACCGAACGTCAGGAAACCATCATCGATATGCAGCGCCGCCAGCAAAGTGTCGCTGCTCTCGATGCGAAATACACGAAGGAACTAGCTGATGCTAAAGCCACTATCGATCAGCTGCATGATGATGTTGCTTCTGGCAAGCGCCGGTTGCAGCTCAACGCAACATGCACAAAGCAATCCGCCACCGGCACCTCCGGCATGGATGATGCAGCCAGCGCCTGACTTACTGACGCCGCTCAACGGGATTATTTCACCCTCAGAGAGCGAATCGAAGTCGCCGGAAACCAAATAGCCGGTCTGCAGCAGTACATCAGAGAGCAATGCCTCAGGTAGTGTTCACGCGGTCCGCAAAAAGTAATTTAAGCTGTAAGAAATGAGAGCTGCGTCAGTGATGGTGCGGCTTTTTTACGTCTGAAGTAACCCACAGCGCAGTCGCATGCGCATCTCAACGAGAGCCTTTCAGTAAGCGAGCCTGAGAACTGCCGTTATAGGTGGCGACCTCTCTCGGGCGGCTTTTCTGTGCGAACAGGCTCACTTTCTAAAAGGTAGAAACGCAATGACATATCCAACAGTTATCGTAAATGGCGTATCCGTCCGAGTGGACAGCGAAGGGCGCTACAACCTGAACGATCTGCACGCAGCAGCAGTGCTGAAGGGTGAGGCGACTGATAATCAACGACCAAGCCAGTTCATGCGCAGTAAGCAGATACGCAACTTTGTTCGAACTCTGAGCGTAGTGCAAAAATGCACGGCGGTGGATACTGTGAATGGCGGGGCAAATCATGGCGTATGGGGAATGGAGCTGGTAGCTATACGGTATGCAGCATGGCTAAGCCCTGAGTTCGAAATCCGCGTATATGAAACCTTCCGTGAAGCAGTCCTGAATGGCATTGGTCATCTGAACCAGCTCAATCGACTAGACCTGCTTATCGCAACAGAAACGGAGCAGGTAAGTGGATGCGCACGCACCATGAATAGGTGGGGCCGAGGCGGACGCAAAGAGCTGCTCAACAATGTCCGTGAGCGCATCATTAAGCAAATGGATCCTGATATGGTTTCACTGATGGAAGGCAAGGCAGCATAGCCAACGAAAAATTGCGTCGACCGAGAGCCTATTTCACAACGGCTCTTAAAGAATATCTCCGACAAGGGATAACGGTTAGCCACGCTGTGAAGCGCTGCGAATCCGAAACAACAATTCAGCAAGAAAAATTAACTCGCCAAAGAAATCTACTGCAATCCGAGCGACATCAATATAGCTCTGCAAATCCATAATAAGCTCCTGTTAGCACTACAGCATCCGAAGTGGTGGCTGTTCTTTTGTGAGGGTTAATCCCCTAATAGTGATGAATTTAGAGTTCATTACCGTGCTAGCTGGTTTGGTTCCAGACGATTGAGAGAAGTAGTTGATGGCTGGAGCTTGGTCACTTTAATTGCCAGGACTTGTGAAGGATTGAATTGGCCTAATGGATGAATTAACGTCTCTTCTTCATTAATAAATGAGGGCGTTTAAATGTCATGGGTTAATGCAGAAGAACAAAAGCCTAAAGCTTTCGAGATGATTGTACTGGACACAAGCGAAGGCATAGCTGTTGGCTGCTACGATGGATTTGGTAAGGTGAATAACGCGATATTTGGTTTCGTTGGAACTGTTTCTCACTCCCACTTCACGGTCTATCGATGGCATCCACTGCCTAAGAAATAGTAATTTAGCCGCCTACGGGCGGTTTTTTATTGCCATCACAACTTTGATTCGAAAATATTCACTCCCATATGAATGATGTCTTTTCTTTGTTGAACACAATACTGGCGCTATGCCATTCCTTGCCATTAAGTAGCATTTCAACGCACTGCGTAGGATAAAGGTCATCAGCGGGTTGAAACCGTTCGTATTCTGAGTCAGCATTCATCATCACATCGTGATTCATGCTGACTATCCAACCATCTGGATTCATAGGGTTAGACTCCCGGACGCATAAAAGTCTGGCTTGGAAGAAGTCATCAGGCAGGCCTTCGAGCATACAGCCTGTGGCCCATTGAAGAAGTTCTTCAGTTGAATATTGTGGCTTGGAGTCTTGTTGTTTTTGCTGGTTAGTGATTAGTCGCTTGAATGTGTTGAGAAAAGAAAACATACCACCTCCTTGGTTTTTGCCAAGGATAACATATTATTGCTATCACCCTGGGCCATCTCATCTCAATGGCAGTATCCCTAGAAGGGGAGAAAGTGGCCCTCAATGCCCGACATCTACCAAATCACGCTAACCACCCAAGCAAGCTAAACTCACAAAGGCTTCATTAACGAATCGCAGCCTAAGATGGTTAATGGCTTTATTGGGTGTTGCCCGGGAAGATGGCGCCTGGGTATACATCGCGCCGGATGACGGGATCAAGATGGAGTATATGCCCGAGCTCTTAACAGCAAACAAAAAAGATTAGCGGCGGCAAGCTTACTATTTACCGCCGCGATGCTATCGAAGTGAATCACTCTCGCTGAATCTTTTCCCATTCAGACTTGTAACGCTCTTTCTCGTCTACACAAGCAGGACACAGTAATCCTCCGTAGTACATATCGTTTTCAATAGCGCTCTCAAGCTCTTCATCTTCTAGCATTACAGGGCAATCGTTATGATGGCCGCCAGGATTAGTAACACCATCGCATGGCTGCTGTAAGAATGGGCTCAATACAGCCTTTTGCTTGTCGCTCAAGCTATCAAAACCATTATCTACTGCTCGTTGAGCAATACCTGAAACCATAGAGTCTTGGTCGTGAAAACGATCATGTTTGAGCATCGAATCAAGTAAAGATTCTGTAGACATAAAAAACTCCTTTTTCCAGAGGAACTAAATGGCACTCACCGACAAACAATAAATGTTCTGTCGCGAGTGCCCGTCTATTTGAACGCCACGCAAGCGGCCATTCGGGAACAATATTCACCAAGGTTTTTAACTTGCAGTATGAAAAACTGAGTCTAAACCCTTAGCCGTGATTCGAACGTGTTTGAAAGAAAAATCTCTGTATTGACTGTTATAGTTAAACTTAGTTTCAATTAACCCGCTCTCGTGAAGGTATATTATCGTTCCTGCTAAAGCATCCTTACCAAGAGTTTCCTCTAGTTTTTGAAAGCTTACATTTGTGAGTGGGTGTGGGAAGCAAGCTTCACATGCTAGTAGAACTTTTGTCCTTAAAGCGTTATCGATTTTCATATATTCCTCCGTCGATGGTTTTGATTTAAATCGGCAAAAATTTCCAAAACTTGAGGCACTTCATAACGACCAAAGCTAAAACTGGCCGCCCTTCTGAGTATCTATCAGAGGTGGCAGCTGACATCTGTTCACTCCTTGCCGATGGTGAAAGCCTGCGCAAAGTTTGTGAGCGACCGGGAATGCCCGCAAAGGCAACGGTATTCCGCTGGCTGGCACAACATGAAGAGTTTAGAGACCAATACGCGAAAGCCACTGAGACGCGCACTGACGCAATTTTCGAAGAGATGTTCGACATAGCTGATAGCGTTGCAGAAGAGGCCGCAGCGGTTGGCAAAGCACGCCTTCGCATTGATACTCGCAAGTGGGCGCTAGCCCGAATGAACCCGAAGAAGTACGGCGACAAAGTCAGCCAGGAAATCGACCACAGATCATCTGATGGCACTATGGCGACCAAGCCTACAACTATCCAGTTGCTGCATGTTGAGCCCAAATCATGAGTGACGCCGTTCAGCTCCCGATCCCTGCCAAGCTTGCACCACTATTCACTGCAGTCGGTAAGCGTTATCGCTGCTCACATGGTGGTCGCGGTAGCGCAAAGACGCGCACGTTTGCTCTGATGACGGCCGTGAAGGCATATCAGGCAATGGTGAATGGAGAGAGCGGCGTAATACTCTGCGCACGTGAGTTTATGAACTCACTCGAAGAGTCGAGCATGCAGGAAGTTAAGCAGGCGATCCTGTCGGTTCCATGGCTGGCTTCTAACTTCGATATTGGCGAGAAATACATCCGCACCATCTACAAAACCGTGACATACGTTTTCGCCGGTCTGCGTCACAACCTCGACAGCATCAAGTCGAAAGCTCGCATCCTTCTTTGCTGGGTGGATGAAGCCTAGTCAGTTAGTGAAATCGCCTGGCAGAAGCTCAGCCCGACAGTTCGTGAAGAGGGCTCAGAGATTTGGGTGACGTGGAACCCTGAGCGCGACGGCAGCGGCGCTATCGCTGCTAACAATGAAGCTTCACTGAAGCCCATCACTGAAGCGCTGGCAGGCATCTAGGGCAATCAGAAAACGCTGTCAGATTCACTGACCGCCAACTCACGCGCTGAAGAGAAAACCAAGCGTGATGCTGTCGCCACAGTACATGGCGACATCGTCGCTAACGCTCTGTCAGGTGAAGCGCTGGACGCAATGTTTAAGTCTCTGGGTGAAGCTACCCACATCGGCACTAACAGTGCCAAAAACCCACCAGTGACCGGCGCACCGGATCCGGCCGCTTACTTCGGAGGTGCTGCGTAATGGCACGTTATCGTCGCGTTAACATCGACGGTCAGTCTCTGTACAAGACCGAAACCCACGTTACTGCTGCAACTCTGCTTCCGGGTACTGCGGCTGTCATCAACGACGACAATGAGTTTGCGCAGGCTACCGCGCTGGCTGGTCGTCTCTACATCATTGATGTTGCCTACCATCAGGGTCTGAAAATCACTGAAGCAGTTTCGGCTGGCGACTCCGCCGTAGGCAACTACGTGGAAGAAGGTCGTGAGCTGGCGCTACTGTGCGTTGCAGGCACCTACGGCAAAGACGATCCGATCAAACTCGGCACGAACGGTCAGTTCACCAAGGCCACATCTGATACCGATTCGGTTATCGGCTACAGCCAGGATGAAGCGACTATGCTCGAAGTGGCTGACGGCTGCCCCGATCAGGTGCCGCAGGAGTCGGAGTGGAAAGCGCTTGCCGCCGGCACATCAAAGGGCTTCGACTTCAGCCCGAACACGGTGACCAGTGATGCAGATGATGGTGGCGGTTATGTCGAAAGCATTATCATAAACTCCGATTTCACCATCAGCTTTGAGGGTGAAGTGCGTAAGAAAGGAAAGCTGGATCAGTACGGCGTCGGCCGCTTCATTAAGTATTTCGCAGCCGAGCTGAAAGCACGACGTCAGCCTGGTCTTTGGGTACGCATGGAATACGGCGAAGTGACCTTTCAGGGCTATATGGTCATCACCGCCCTTAGCTCTGACGGTGGCACAAATGACATTGTGACATTCACTACTGAGTTCAAAGTTGGTGACGCCAGCACTATTCAGGTTATCGACACTGATGAGCCTGTACCGGCTACCGGCGTTACAGTCACCCCAGCCACTACCACAGTCGTAGTTGGTGCAACTTGGCAGCTGACCGGCACTGTGTTACCAGCGGATGCAACTGACAAGTCAGGCACATGGACCACATCAGATGCTACGAAAGCAACCGTCAGCAGCACCGGCCTGGTTACTGGTGTTGCCGCCGGTACCGCGACGGTCACCTTCAAGTCGAACGACGGTGACTTCACCGGCACCACTGCTGTAACGGTTACTGCTTCGTAACCATTCCAAAGGGCTGGATTCAGCCCTTGATAATGATTATGGAGGTTCAATGACGCCCTGGAAGGAAATAGGCGAGTGTCTGATTAGCAGTGGTGCCGAAGAGTATTTCTTTCGGCCATCTTTCACTGCCATGTCCCGCATCGGAACGCCGGAAGAAATCGTAGAGATTTTCTACGCGCTGCATAACGACGAAGCAACGCCCCGCCTGAAAGCACTGGCGGAGAACTATCAGGCTATCCCTGAGCATCAGCGCCGTTTCTATGCTGTATACAGCGGAAGTGATATAGCGCCCGCCTTCGCACTTAAGTGGCTCCTGTCATCCGCGTGCTCTAAAGCAGCAATATCTGCCGCTATGATTGTGCTGGCAGCCTGCTGCGATCGAGACGCCACGCCGCTAACTGGCGAACTCGTACCTGGCAAGACTGGGCGTCGCGCATTCGTGTATCGGTCCGGTTCAATGCCAGTCAGTGACATGGTGCTGATTGCTCAGTCCCTCATTCAGCATGGCATCATAGGCAAGGCAAAAGTCAGGAAGCTGCAGCGCCATGAAGGCCGCAGTACTTTATCTGAATTCAACGCATTCGAATACATCAGTGCGGCCCGCAGCCATCTCGGTATGAACAGGGAAGAGGCAGGGCAGCTAACGATGACAGAGTTCCAGATGATGCTTGCTGCGAAGTTCCCTGAACAGAAGGGCTTCACGCGTGAGGAGTATGATCAAGTGGCTGAAGAATTTATAGCTAGGAAGGCCAGGCGGATGCAGAAAGGCTAATAAAAAACCCGACACAGATGTCGGGTTTTTTCAGAGTGGAGGGAGTTAAGCGGCTTGCTTGGCGCTCTTTCTCTTACCATGACACTCTTTAGTACCATCAATGGTGTTTGCAGCCAGAAACTTAGGTGCAGCGGCAAGCATGTTCTCCATAGCTACACCCATGCGTGCAAACGCATCAGACGTACGGATTTGAACTTCTGCAGCTTTACTTTGACGGATATGTTTCATGAGCTCTCCTGTGCCTGCAACTACAGGCAATATCTACGGAACACGCGGCGGACCATTTCACGAACCACGACCGTGATGGGCCAAGGATTATACTTTGAATATTGTGATTGTCTACCTAGACATCAAGTATAGACATAATCACATGCTCTATCTCTGCGATAGATGCGGTCATCAGCGTGTCATCACCCCTGAATCCAAAGGAACCGTATAGATTCATGAGGTCTTGGGTATCTGGTTCTATCACATTGACGGTAGAACATTCAACAGCCGAGCAAAAGAGATATGCAGCAATTAACGTTATTTTGAGCATTTTGCCATGCAAAGGATGGTCCGGTACATGCCTGACAAAGCTCTCTACAAACTGGATGTCAAAGCTCTTTGCTTCTGTATTGTAGGTGCAAATTGCCGCACCCGCTGGAATTCCGCTTTCCGATGAGATCAGCTTAACTGTCATCTCAAATTTGTTGTCGTGATTACCAAACTCAGCAAATGCGAAATCCCAGTTTAGCTCAACAAATTGAGAAGAAAGCCACTGATAATCTTCATCAGTGATAGCGCCTACCGCCAAGGGTATGCCCGCACTATCAATCAGTAGCTGAAGGTTAGCTAAAACTGAGCTACCGATCTGTTCCAAATTCATTTGCGGACCCTCCGTTTTGTGAGGGCGAGAGAATATCATGACCTCATCCTCAGTACATAGTATCGGCAAGAGTTGCTTATGCTTTAGCTGATTTCTTTGCACCATCTTGCGCGCACTCCATGCTAGGATTTATCCAATCTTTTACTTTAGGGATATGGATATGAAGAAGCTGATTTTTGGTGTGGTGATTGCAGCATTGCTTTCAGGCTGCGTCTACACAGGCACTAACTTTGACGAATCAAAGCTGGCGAATGTGCATAAAGGAGAGACCACAAAGCAAGAGGTAATTTCCTACTTTGGCAATCCATCGACAACGACTGTAGATTCAGATGGCAACGAATTGCTCATGTGGACATATAGCATAGGCAGCGCGTTTGGAGCTGATGCCAAGGTTCTTACCGTCAAAACTCATGATGGCAAAGTGGAATCCTACTCAGTAAGCAAATCCAAGATTTAATCGTCTAATAAAAATTAACAGACCTCGCCATGGCGGGGTTTTTTTATGCCCGGAGAATGTCATGGCAGAGAAGGCCGGTGAAATTTATTACGACATTGAGATTGAAACGTCTCAACTGATAACTGCTAACCAAAAGGCAAGACAAGAGCTAGGCAATCTTGGCACCCAAGCTAAAGGCGCTGCAAGCGGAATTAATACGCTTGAAACACAAATGAAGTCATCAGCTTCAGCAGTGAGCTTAGCGACCAAGGCTGGCGGCAGTTTTCGTAGCCAGTTTCAGCAGGCCGGTTATCAGATCCAGGACTTCATTGTTCAGGTTCAGGGCGGGCAGTCTGCTTTAGTTGCCTTGCCAGCACCGATCTCAGTTGGCTGGCGCGTTTGGACCGGGAGGCGCAGTTCTGGGTGCGGTTATTGCATTAGGTACAGTTGTAGCAGGCACTCTGATCACTGCTTTGAGTGGTGGTAA